ACCACAACCGAAGCCGTGACAGGCCGGCGCAGATTAAGCGCGGCCTGCACCGCTGCCACCAAAGGCGCGGCAGGGATCGCGCCACCGGCGGTCACAAAGGCCACCCCAACCGTGCCCGCGCCGGCCCAATTCGGATAAACCCAAACCTTTTCCACACCCGCCACGGCCAGTGCCCAGGTCACATAATCCGCAGCAGCGCCACCGGCAGGCGGTGTCTGGATGCGTTGCAGCAGCCGCGCGCGCAGCGCCGCATCACCTTCCGCATCGGCGCCCGCCGCCAGCCCGCCCGCAGCCACCACGGCGCTGGGCTGAATGCCCGCCACCGGCGCCACCAATTGCAGCGCCACACCCGCCAGGCTGTTGCCTGCCGCACCCGCCACGCGCGCGACAACATTGCCCGCACCCGTGCCGCCGCCACCAATCGTCACATCCGCGGCCAGCAGATACCGCGCATCATCACCGCGCCTGACTTCCGTATTCGCCGGCACCACCGCCGCTGGCGTGCCGGTGAAGGTCACGCTGCCCGTCGCCGCCGTCGCGGCAATCCGCGTCAGGCCCCAAATCGCGGCGTGGCGCGCCAGCACTTCATCTTCCGCCGTGTCAGGCAGGATTTGCAGCGCCGCCCATTCCAAATGCCCATGCAATTCATGGCTGGCGATGCCAATCGCGCGCACCAGAATTTCTTCCATGGAACGCCGGATGCGCGCATCCGCACCTGGCAGCGCCACCGCAACTTCTGCGGCCATGCGGTTCCGGATTTCTGCTGGCGAAGGGCGGGCAAAGGGCATTCTCAGAGCCTCATGGTAAATTGGCTGGTTTCAATGCCGCTGGGCGTGGCGATGTTCACGCCAAGGCCAAGCACCCCGCGCGCGACCCAGACAGCCGTGACGGAAACGCTGGTGGCAAGGCCAGCCTCCACCAGCCAGGCCAAAGCCTCATTGGCGTAATCCTCAGCACGGCGCCGGGTTTCTTCGGTCTGCTTTTCGCGCTTCAGCAGCCACAGCCGAGACCCCACGCGATCTTCCGGCGTGAAGGCATCACCCACCCAGCCGCGCCGGTGCCCTTCCGCGCCATCATCCAGGCGCGCGCGCGCATCCAGGAACAGCGAAAGCACCACGGAAGTCTGCAAGGCTTCATCCCGCCCCAGCGCGCCGCTGGCATTCCGCGCCAGATCGGCGGTGCCCGCGGCATCATTCCAGGCAAGCGCAATCATGGCGCCATCACCGGGTTGGGCCCCGGGCTGCCGCCATGGACGTGGCTGTTGTAGTCCGCCCGCATGCCATTCATGGACATGCCACCGGAAGCCGCGCGATCACGGATATCGCCATTCACATCCAGCGCACCGGTCACTTCCACCAAAGGCGCTTCCAGCGTGATCTTCGTGTCCGCTTTGATGGTGATTTCATCACCCTCAATTTCAATCTTGCGGTCGGCCTTCAGAAGAATGCGATGGCCCGACTGATACGAATAGATGCAGACATCACCGGGTTGCAGCCCGGTCGGGCGATGGCGCCGGTCATCCACGGCAATCATCACCGGATGGTCGCGATTGCCCCCCACACACACCACCAGCACATCGGCCCCTGCCAGCGGCACGGCGCTGATGCCATATTGCTGCACGCGTTCCACATTGTCCCGCACTTCACCGGCCAGCAGCTTCACCTGGCTGCGCTGCAAGCCATCGGCGTCATTCACCGGGCCCAAAGTGCCACGGCCAATCGCCAGCATCACGCGGCGCTGCAATGGGGCGATGAAGCGCTTCATGTCATCCATGGTCATTCGTTCACCCGCTTCCAGCGGTCTTTTTCATCCGCGCGGGTTTCGATTTTCGTCTCAAACGGGCCATCATCGCCGCCGCCGCCCTTGCCCTTTTCGGGCAGCAGGGCGTAGGCATCCACCGGCGCCACCTGCAATTCCGTCACCGTGCCCTGATCCGTCAGGGAGAACACCACATTGGAAATCAGCAATTCGCGCTTCAATTCCAGGAAGGCATCTTCCACCCAGACCTTGGTATTGGGCTTCCACAGATTGCCCGAGGATCCACGCCAGCCCGGCACGGTGTAGCGCACGCGGCGCGATTTACCCGCCGCCACCCGCACTTCATGCGTCGCACGATCCTGAAAGGTGACACCTTCGCCCTGCGCTTCCGCCAAAATCACCTTCGGGCGGTGGCGCAGAATATCCTCATCCTCGGCCCGCGCTTCACCCTGCGCGCTTGCGCTTTCGCCCTGCGCCTGGCCACGCACCACAACAACATTGTGGCGTTCAGCCACGTCAAAGCTGCCATTAGCGCGCAGGATATTGCCGTCCTTGCCGCCCAGCCGCAGCGCGCCAGCGGCTTCACCACCTTCGCCCGCCCGCGTCAGGATCAGCGTGCCGAGCCCATCCCCGGTCGCAATCACCGCGCGTTCGCGCGCCGCGCGCGCGATGCATTCCCAGGCGGATTCGCCAGGCTGGATCGAAAAGCGCGGGAAGGGCTTGCCCAGATCAGCTTCGGCCCGCACTTCAATCCCGAAGGGTTCCGAGATCCGCCGCGCCGCTTCTTCCAGGCCGATATTGGCCCATTCATACGGGCCATCCAAAGTGGCCGCGCAATCCACCAAATCGGCGGTGAGTTCACGCCCGCGCACGGTCAGGGTGTGGTTGCTGGCGTCGTAGGCGACCTCGAGCGCATCGAGATAACCCTTCACCACTTCATCGCCTTCAAGCGTCAGCAGAAACTCCGCACCAGGCCGGATGCTGCGCGCGATCTGCGCGGCGTCTTCCGCGCCCGCCCAGCGTTCCGCCAATTCAATGGAGATTTCCGCCGCCGCAGCATCGAGCCCAATCGAACACTTCATGCTGCGCCAGCCGCGATAGATCAGGCCGCCCACAATCAGCGCGACATCGGCAGCAATCGCGGCGCTCATGCCAGCACCTCAATCGGGCTGGCGGCAGGCACAAAGCCCGGGTGGCGCACGCGGTTGCGCGCAGCCAGCGCGGCGGCGCGGCCAAACAAATCAGAAATGCTGTCGCCATCCAATTGATACGCGATCACGGTGCTGGGCATCACGCCGGGCAATTCCACCCGCTTGATGCGCGGCAGGGGTGCGGCGCGCTGCGCCAAATCCGCAGCCACGGAAGCCCGCAAGGCCACCAGGCTTTGCCAGACTGCATCCCAGCCCAGCGCCGCCACACGATCCGCAGCCGCCGCCAGCGCGTCAGAAACGCGGTCCCGCGCGGCCATGGCGTCATCCCGCGATGCCCAGGGCACAGCAGCTGCGGCGCGGGCGAATTCACCGGCAAACATCGCCGCTGCCAGCACGCCCAAAGCCTCATTCGCTGCTGCCAATTGCTGGCGCGCGGGCGTGGTGGCAGGGCTGGTAGCAACCGGGACCAAATCCTGGGCGGTGAGTGCCCCCAGCGTTTCAAAGGCCGGGATCGGCGCCGCATCCGCACCTTTGGTCAGCGCCGCGCGCCCGCCCGCCTGGGCTGATACATCACGCGCCGCCGTCGCCAATGCCGCAGGCACGGCAGTGTCAGAAACAATCGCCGCGTCATTCATGCTGGCAAGCGCGGCAACACTGCCAGCAGCAGCACCCGCCTGCCCGGTATTGGCCAGTGCGCCTTCAATGGCGCCGGCGATGCCCATCACGCTGGCCTTGAAGCTATCAATCACGAAGTCAGCCGCGGCGCGCATGTAGCGATATTGGGCATAGGCTGCCTGGGCCGCCGTCAGCACTTCTTCAGCATCGGCCAGCACACTGCCAAGCCCATCTTCGGAAATCACCGGCGCGGGCTTGGTGCCGGCCTTTTCCACCCGCAGCGAAATCCGCGCCACGCGCGCCTGGTCCACATCAAAGCTGATCCGGCAATCCTGCACCACCACCTGCATGGCACCGAGCCACGGGTGCAGCAGCGTCGCCACTTCCGGGTCTTTGGCGGCGCGGGCAAAGGCGCGCGCCTGCAACACAACATCGGCGCCGATGATCAGACCTTCAACGCTGAAGCTTTGCGTCTTGGCGCCCATGTCTTCGTGCCAGGGCTCATCCCGCCCTGGGAATTCATGCGTCACCCAGCGGCGGACTGAATTTTCTTCTGAAGACCGCACGTAAAACAGCAGCCCGCGCAAAGCACCAGGCCGCAGATTGGCGCCAACCCAGGGCAGAGCCGTGGAGAAACTGGCAAGGCTGGTGAGGGCTTCACTCATGGTGTGGCCAGCATCCCGCGCCGCACATTCAGCGCCATGCCTTCATCCGCGCCGCGCTGGGTGACGGATACGCCAAAGCCTTCCGGGGCGCGGATTTGCACATCAAGCCCCGCCTGCACGCGCACATCATTGGCCGGGGGCATCACGCCACCGCCCGCGCCGGATGGCAGGGCGTTGTCACCATAAATCGGCTGGCGGCGCAGCGCATTGCGCGCGCCAGCATCGCGCGGGGTGGGCGCGGCTGCCGCACCGCCGCCGCCAAAGCCGGGGATACGGTCCATGACCCAATTCAACGCATCGCGCACCGGCTGGAAGTAGCTCATCACATCCTGGAAAACGCCCTGGATCACGCCGCCGATGCGGGTGAACACCTCGCCCACGCCATTCCAGGCTTCCGTGATGAAGTCGGCTAAGCCGCCCATGATCCGACGCGCTTCCTGCATCTGTTCTGAATTGAAGAAGCCGCGAAAGGCGTCACCGATCCTGTTCCAGACGGCTACGACATCATCCCAGTTCTCATAAACCAGGTAACCAAGCGCGGTGAAAAAGGCAGCGGCGGCGACGAACCATCCCACCGGCGTCAACAGCAGCGCGACCGAAAGGGTCGTCATTGCCGCCGCCAGCGAAGCAAGGTTAGCGAGCAGCCCACCCGCGAGAACCAGCGCGACGCCACCAAGAAAGGTTTCCAACCCCCCAAAGCGATCCACCACAGGCTGCAAAACGCGCGAAACACGCTCAAAGATATTTGAAAGCCGCACGAAGGCACCCGGCGTATCTTCCGTCCCCACCACAAACTGCCGCACCGCTTCAAAGGCGCGCGTGATGCCAGCGCCGATCTGCTGCGCCCATTGGTCAAGCCGGCCATCTTCCTTCAGGCGCTCCACCCACGCCAAGATGTCTCTCAATTGCTGCTCA